GCTATAGAAGCGAATCGTTGTCCTGCTTGTACCACGACTCCCATTAAAGCTAATAAGGTTTGAGAGGGTTCTTTAAACGGAAGCATCATAAAAGCATCTTTCAAATTTCCTCCTGGTGCATCAACATCTCTAAATTCTCCAGGTTGAATAGCTTGTGCTTCGTCTCTCATTTTAATTCCACGCATTTTAAATCCAGCAGGTAAATTGGATAAAGTTCCTGCATCGAGTAATTGTCTTAAGGCTGCTGTTGCTGTTCTAGACAATCCACCAATCATGTGAATAAGGCCAAAGCCGTAAAAGCCTAAGCCTGGTAAAAATTTAAAATGAACAAAATAATCAATTCTTTTCTTTAAGGCATCTTTAACATCATAGTTTCGTCTTACGGATAAGACTTTTCTTGTGCCTTCTTCTAACGTGACAATGTAAGGTAATTTAATCCCTGTTGGCTCTCCACTTGTTGGATCAACATCTTCAAAGCCACCTAAATCAACATTGACGTGACATTCTAAAATTGTAAAGACACGATCATCTCTTCCACGTCTTGTTCCTTCCAGTTTTCTCTCTTTTTCTTGAAGTTCAGTTTCAATTAGATGTGTAGGCGTTATTTCTACATCGCTATAGAATCCACCCACTTGTTTTTTTCTTAATTCATTTTCTGACATTCTAATGACATGAATAATTGATTCACAATCTTCTAAAGACGTTGCTGTATAAGGCACTACCAAGTCATCTGCAGGAACGAATTTAGAAACGGCTCTTTGCATGATGTCATCGTAGTAAATCTTTTTAAAAGAAGATCCTGATAAAGGTAAATAGAATAACATTTGATCAAATTCAGATTCGTATTCTTTCATTTGATCCATGATTTGATAATTCATATAATCTTTAACACGACCCGCTTGTTGTTCTTTTTGTGGAGTTGGCATTCCTAAAATCTGTGTTCTTACCGGACCGTTCGAAGGTAATAATTCTTTATAAGCTAAAGATTGAAATTGTGTTACCGCTTCTGCAAGTACAGGATGCGTTGCACCCGATGCACCTTTGAAGGGTTCTGATCTGTCATCATAATTAAATCCTAAAAGATCCAACCCTGATGTATAGGCTCTTTCCCAGTCTTTTCTTGAAGTTTTATAATCTTGGTAATCTTGATAAAGTTTATGTCCTAAAGGAGATAAAACATCTTCGGGAAGTAATTCTGCCAGATTGGCAAAGTGTCCTTTGTCATCTCCAGGACTAACAGCGTTTGGATCAAAGTTAATATCAACACTACCGTCTTCATTCTGTTGAATGTCCACAGGTTCAGTCATCTGCTGAGCAGTTTGTTTTTGTTGCTCAACTTCTACTTCTTTTGGACTAGGTAATTTTATTGTTTGTTCTACGTTGGGTAGACCCTTGTCTATAGCCATTAATTTTCTCCGTCTTTACTGTCTTAACAGTATTGTATTTAATATTCAAGCCCTCAGATACCGGCCCACTTTTTGGGGGTACTGTGGTTGTTAGTTTACTTAATTTTGATCGAGTTAGGGTCATTCTATATCATCTATATCTGGAAGATAGTCGTCGTAATCTTCATAGTCTCCCTGTTTGCTTACTATATAGTCCGATTCATTTTCATGCACTTTTTGAACTGCTTTCTTTTTCTTGCCACTTTCTACAATTTCTCCCATTGTCGGTTTTTTCTTTTTTGCAAACTGCTTAAGCTTATTAGTATCTGACATCAAGTCCTCAGCTCGACCTACAACATTTTCTCCATCCCATTCAATGCTATAATCATCTGGTCCCATTGTATGACCAACGGGCTCTGGTTCTACTGCGTCAAATTCTGGTTTTGTTTTTTGACCAGCATATTTACCTTCATCAATAACTTGAGGGGCTCTGTATTCTAACTGAACAGGACCAGCCACACCTTCGCCCATACTGTGGGGAGAAGTATATTCCACTCTAACATTTCCTGTATCTAGATCTTGATAAACAATAACTTCTTCTCCTTCAGCAATTTTTTTAGTGTGAACAATTTCTCGTTCCTTTGTTCCCAGCTTCTTGGTAACATCGTCACCTTCCTTCACGATTCGATTGATCAGCGGAATGAACCAGTCGGGCATGCCTGGAGTGCCTTGAACAATATGGTCACCAGCTTTGATGACTGTTTTTCCTGCACCTTTTTTTGCACCCCATTTAATAAGTCCTGTTCCTGCTGCAACGGTAGCGCCAGTAATTCCAGCGAGCCATTTCATAAAGGCTCTTCGACCTTTGTCAATGCCGCCAGCTTTAAAACCAACACGGCCGCCTGTATTAAAAAATTTATCTTGAGTTCCTCTTATTCCAGGTTGTTCCATTAACTGACGCCATTTTTCTCCAGTTATTAATTCATCTGCATACCAGTCTGGTACTTTTCCACTAATCGGCTGCACTAAACCCATATTTTGAAATGCAGTAGTCACATCTCCTCTTGTTGGAAGCTCGGGTTTAAATGTGGAATAATTTCCTGGAAGAGTAGGTTCTACTCTTTCTCTAGGTTGATAACGATCACTTACTAAATCTCGACTTACAGTTGGACCGAGTTTAGAATAAACACTTTTTGCTCTATCTTTGTCCCGTAATTCCGTTGCTGCACTATGATAAGATTCATAGGCTGGCGTTCCCGGTTCAATAAGTGTTCCATCCTTCGTTAAAGTTTTAAACTCTTTTGTCTTCCTAGCAATCTCTGCTTTTATTTTTGCAATATCTTCTTTTTTAAGTGGTGATCTAGCAGTTCCTATATCAGCTTCCATACGAGCTAATTTTTTAGTTAAATCTTCAAGCTCTGATCCTAAATTCATCGCATCGCCATAAAGTTTCGTCGATGAATCCATTTTAGCTAAACGTTCGTTAAATAATTTTTCCCCTGTTTTACCCGTAAACGTTTTATAAACCGAACCTGCAATCCAATTGTCCGCAACCGCTTCGTTTAACGGTTTGCCTTTTAGCACATCGGTACCAATCATTCCTGCTTCGAATACAACATCCAAACCAACACCATAAGGGCCTAATAATTTTGTTAGCATTCCTCTACTTCCTGCTGCTTTCGTAACCGTACCAATTTTTTCTGCTAGTTCCTGTCCTGCTTTACCTGTTACTCGACCTTGGACTAAATCCTCAGATGCTAGAGCAAAGTTTCTAGCAGCAACCTTCGTTGAACAGGATCCTTTTTGAAATCCTATTCTGCCTCCACCTGATCTAGTGTAGCCGCAGAATTCTTGGAGCATCGGCGTAAGTTTCTCTAATTCAGGTTTAAACTTAGCAAGATAGTCTAGATCCCCTCTTTTATATTTTGTAATCATGTCCCGGTAATCTTTAGGAAGCAGTTGAAAATTAGGATCATTAATAATATTAGGATTTTGTTTTAATAATTGAAAAACATAGCTATCCATTTGCTGCACCATGGTTCTTTTGGATAAATCCTCAACGGGCGATGGAATAACCTTCCCCCCTTCTATATTAAACTTAATACCCATATCATCCGATACATTTTTTAAATTATCTAATTTAGAAAGCTTCTCTTTAGGTAAAGCATTTTCATATTCATACACTGCCCCATTAAACAGCTTATCGCCGTCATAGCTAAAACCTTTAACCATGTTATCTTTAGCAGGAACAAGACTAATATTGTCTAAAGCTGTTTTAGCAATGACAGGATCTTTACTGTTATAGGCAAAAGCTATATTAATATGATGATCAAAACTAGGAAGCCAGTCTTTAACTTTTTTAAAGCCTTTAACCCCAATTTCACCTCTCATTTTTTCTATCCCTAAAGTTTTATTTAATGCATTTCTCAAACGAGCTATTGCATTTGCATGTGTGCCAGGTTTTTGTCCTATTAATATTTCTAATGCCTGAACTCTAGAGGGGTATCCTGTAGTAAAAGTACCTCCCGTTTTTTTTGAAAACTTATTCCAGTTATTCTCTCCCACCACCGAGCTAAGAACACTTTTTTTCTGTTGAGTGGCCAATCCATTTAAAAGTTCTTTAACACCTTTGGTATAATATCGATTATGCTCATGAGCATGTCCTAAAACCATGCTCGTTCCTTTGAACCGCATACCAGTTTTATTCATATTAACGTAGTCAATATAATTAGTAAGTTCTTTCCTTAATTGTGGATTAGTGTCGAGCTTACCTTTATAAAAAATCTTATTAAACGTCATTGGAAGATATCGCGCATTGTCACTACTTTGAGAAACCCCAAAAATTTCAAAAAATTTAGTTCCACCAGCTTGTCGTGCACGGATATTCGGAAAATCATTTACAATAGGGCTAAAACCTTTAAACCCTTCAACTTTATATTTAGTTCTACCAAAGCGTGCCTCTCGAGCAACATCTTCTCCTGTTTCCATTAAAGTAGCATTCTTTAAGTCTACTTTAAATTTATCAAATTCGGTAATATCGTAATTATTAAGATTGTTCTTAATCCAATCTTCAACAAACTCATCTAAATTAGTCCGAGGCACATCAAAGGCAATTTTTTGTTTTATAGCGGTAGCTTTACCAGCTTTTGCTTGCCCTTCTGCATATCTTTTTAAAGATTCTTCTGTCCATCCTGTTTTAAAATTAAGCCTTTTTCTTTGTGCATCCCAAAATTTTACGTCTTGAGTTCGATTAGTAGGTCTCATATACTGTCGGAGATTTTCTTTATGAATCTTCCAGTTATTTTCTTTGGCAACTTTTATCAAATCATCTGAATGAAGAGTTGTACCATCGGGTTGCTGAGTAATCCATTTTTTCAAGTTATCTAATCCTGGGGCTTGTCTTCCCGTTTTTTTCCCCCATCTTCCTTCAGCTGGTTCTATCACCACATCTTTAAATATTCCTTTATCCTTAAGTCGTTTAAACTCGCCAGAAGGCTCAGCATACCCTATGTCCTTTAGGAAAGTTTTTATCTCATTTACATTTAGATTAGGTTTACCTTTAATAAATTCCTTAACCTTCTTAACTTTGTCTCCATAGGCAAATCCGACTCTAGGTTCTACGAGGCCGCCGGGTTTTAATCCTACTCTTCCGCCTTGCAGGTATTGTTGAGTGTTGTAACGCACGGGCGTTGGATCGTTGCCGTACAAACGGTTCATCTTATTGATGTATTGTAGTATGTCCATTAGACTCCTAAGATATGTGCCATGCCGCTAGAAACTTTACCACCTTTAACAAAGCTAACTCTGCCACCTTCATTCAAGTGCAGTTCTCCTGCGATGCCGCCTGAGGCATGTTTCGTTTTACC